CAAAGGAATTCCAATTGCTCGAACGGACGCCAGGCTCGTGACCTGGCGTCCAAAGTCCGCGGATGGTTCCGCCCGGCCCCCGTTGTATCCAAACATCAACCCTACCGCAACTGGCAGGGTACCCTCATTAAACCCGAGGCGATGGAGGAGTACAACACACAATCACTGTTGGATCAATACAGTGAACCGCAAAGGTACATTGGTGATGACCGTAACACTCCTAAGTACACGTTACCTATTACCTCTTTGCAATCTGAGATCGAATATACCCCGCAACTGGGTGTTGTAGCACCGCATGGGCCGCCGTGCGCATTCGAATCTCAATTCCGCCACCCGCATTACGATTGGTGGCGGTCCGAAATGGATTATTGGATGGTATTCCGATTATTTGCTGCAGCTGTAATTCTCAGCTACTATGCTATCTATTTCAGTCTAGCTGGACCGTGCAGTGTGTGCCTTATACATCGTTTGTCAGTAACATTCGGGTATCATCCTTGGCGCATCATTGCAGTCGTTCTAGTTAGTTCTTTGTTGTCGTATTTGGGCCTAACGCATTTGCGCGTTTCAGTGCCTGAGTTTGTGTTGGATATAATGTTTCTACTTATAGTGTGCGCCTATTTGTATTACCAAAGATATCTCCAACCTATGGGTGGAACGTGGAAGAAACTTCCCACAATTCGCTCCAACGACATACGAAAAATGGTATTACACCCACCATCGCCAATTAAAGATTTGCATTCACATCCGTTGTGTGCTGCCGCGCGAAATGCGGCAGATGTCACTATGGATGCATTTATAATTGAGAATGGTTATGAACCTTATTGTATCCAAATGTCAAATCGTGACATCAATAAAGGGTTCAAAGGTGTTTTATCCCCGTTATGGCACTGTGATACACACGCTACTCCGCGTTGTGATAGGTTGAATGATTCACAGATTATTAAAATGACAAATGTTGATTATTATGTCGACTGGAATGAGTATTTATGGCTTAGTAAGCCTATCATTATGTACACATTTACACCAGCCGACCCATGTGGCACCTTTCAAGAGATGCAATGGACAATTGACGATGACAATTTTATTAATATGCGTATAACGGGCGGGGGAACATATAAACATCAGCTCTGGGATTATGACATAGATTCGTTTGAGGCCAAGTATACTGGCATCACAATCGTGTATTCCGTAGAGAGTGTTCCAGTCAGTGAAAATTGGTCAATAGTTTTCATGACACCCCGATCAGTTGCTGCTAATGTGTATGTGGGCCCACCGGTCCACGGATTGAAACGACGTAAGTTTCTACACACCGTCAATACAATGGCGGGCGATGACACCACCGTGGTCATCCTTCAGCACCAAGGTAAGAAAGGCATGTGGTCAGTTTCTGGCCCAGGGCAATATGCATCTGTACGGATGAGCGCTGCGTTACGCGCCATATTGACTGCGCGCTTAACATATGACAAGTTAGCGTTACATGACATGCCTGTTTTACTTACTCCCACTTATGGCGATGACACTCGCTTTGCACAAGCCCTGATTTATGCTTATTTTCCGATTGGGTATAATAGCAACAGGGTAGCAACACATTCACCATGGGATGAACGTGATACGAATGTCACCTACCGCAAGGTAGCAGCACCTCAGCTTGCTCCGCGTGAACGGCTTGTTGCACATGTTGTGTGTAACCCGGTCATTGCAGCAGGTTATGTGCCCGCCAAGTCGGTGGCTAATGAACTCTGGACCATCCAAGCACGGATCACAGATGTACATAACCCATCGTTAACTTTGCCGCCCAAATATCAGAAATGGGCCACTGAATTCTTGACATTAATGATCCCAACCCCAGGGCACCTTGCACCACGCGAAGTGTCGGAAATCATTGCCAGTCAGAAGAGAGCCTCACAAGTCCGCGCCAACATGATGGCAGCGCGCGGACTGGCGGGGTGGGTTGCAAAAATGAAAGCAACAATTAAATCATTTCAGAAAGGCGAAGTTTATTCATCATTGAAGGACCCCCGCAATATATCAACGCTACCTGCTGAGCATTGTCTCATTTACAGTTGCTATACTCAACCTGTAGCTGCGTTGTTAAAGACCCACCCTTGGTATGCATTTGGCATGCATCCAGATGGTGTGGCTTTGCGCGTCCATGAAGTCGCTAGCCAAGCGCGCACGTTAGTTGAGACTGATTTCTCACGGTTTGATGGAACTCATTCGATGGCTTTGTATGAGTTCGAACTTTCATTCCTACTACGTTGCTTTTCACCAATTCACCATGACACCATTCGGAAGGTCCACCAATTAATGACTGAATCGCCTGCCCGCACTGCGGGCGGCTGTCAGTATGCTACTGGTGGCTCCCGTTTATCCGGTGCTGCTGATACATCGATTATGAACACCATTTGCAACGCGTTCGTTGCCTATTGTGTGTATCGAACAATGTATCATGGTATTCATGACACTCCCAAAGCATGTTTCAAACGCTTAGGGTTGTATGGTGGTGACGACGGTATCTCTCCTGATGCCGACGCCAAAACCTACACGAAAGTGTGTGATGACTTGTTGTTGAAATTGAAGGCTAAAGCGACGGCTGCAGAGCAGCCATGTTCGTTTCTCGGAAGGCACTACCCTAATCCAGCTGGTAGTCCTGGGCACATGTGTGATTTACCACGACAATTGGCTAAATTACACGTGTATCCATCCCGTGATTCAGTAGAGTTTAAATGGCGCGTATTATTTAATCGCGCCAGTGGTTATTTGGCAACAGATCCCCATACTCCTGTCATAAGTCACTGGTCCCGCATGATACTGCGGTTAATTCCAGTTGAACATCGGATCGTTGATGAGCGTTTCATGACCTATGACTATAAGACGTTTGGTGCCGTGCGATCTTCCCTAACACGGGATGAGATGATGGCCCAGGCGTGCAGTGTACTAGATGTGTGTCAATCAGATTTGATAGCATACTGTCATAAACTGGACACTGCAACTAGCATTGATGAATATCCTCCTTTGTTTGCACCTTTGGCACCGCCAATCGTGCCGGGGGTTATATTTGGCACACATTTAATGGTGGCACCTGCAGTGGCAGATGTTCCCACTTTGCCAATGCTAGAGGAGAAGAGCGAGGAGCCGGATGACGATGAGGATGAGAAGGAACATCCACCGTTGCCGCCGAGGGCGCCTCCCGTAGCCACTATTGTCCCAACCGTTAGTGCACCACATGTGCCTAAGGTCGGCGATTCCACTCCAGTAATCCCAGCATCCAAATTGTTTCCCAATTGGTCAGCCCCTGCGTTGGCCAAGCTACAGTTGGATGATGTTGCAATGTATTCCACCACATCTTCTATGGTTGGTGCTAGATACTATGGCTCTTTACGTGTTCTGTTCCCCACTGTTACCGAGGCAGTCGATTTAACCGCATGTTGCGGTGGTGATTCGATTGCTTTGGCTCAAATGTGGCCCACAGTTAGCGTTGAAGCCGATGCCAAACGTCATTCTATGTTAGTTAACAATCTACGTGTTGCCAAGGAAGTGCACCCAACATTGTGCCCGGCAGAAGCCATCCATGCAGATTCAACTGCATGGTTGGCCGCTCAAGCCGAACGGAAGGTTCGCCGAATATACGTTTTGGATCCACCATGGGGTGGGCCAACCCGTGATTTGGGCGCGGAACGAACGTTACAGTTCGCTGGCAAACCACTCATTTCAACAATTCGGCAGATATTGATGCGCAATGATTGCGCAGTTTTGAGTGTTAAAGTGCCACCCGAGTACGACAATGACTCTCTCATTGTGCGCGGGTTCCATATTGAGCGGTTTTCCACCAATGGTTTATCGTTCGTAGTGTATTCCCCATCCAATTTTTCGCTGATACGAGCAGCGATGCGATGTTCCCATTGGAAGGTCGTTGGTGAGGAATGGGTAAGGTCGTCGGATAATAGCAATCCCCGCCTACCCTCTTCAAGCTCGCCGCGGAAGCCAGCCCATGATGCGCGTAAGCGTTCTAAGGGGCCTCCAAAGCAGCCAGCTAGGAAGTAAAGGGTGAACCACTCACTCGCGAATACGAAATTAGATAATTTGTTCCAAGAAGTTTCTTGGTTATTTGGGCTTATGCTCGTGGTGCGAATCCA